CAGGAACACCTGGCGCGAGTCATACGTTCCGTGTTCCAGCGCGCTGGCCATAACCAGATCGGCGGCGTCCTGGATGGTGTCGGTGATGGTTTTCATTGGTCTGGCGTAGTGGTCATGGCGGTCTCAGGCGGCGCGTTGCGGGAGCAGGCCCAGCAGATACTGGCCGGCGGAGTCGAGCGCCTGTTCCAGGGCAACGTTCCGGGCGCTGGCCAGATACTTCATGGTCAGCCGCTCCAGGTCGGCATCCACGTGGCGCTGCGCCACGGCGGAACGCAGTGCGGGCGTGGTGAGGTCATGGCCGGCGTGCGGCGAGAACGGGTAGCGGCCATGCAGCATGCAGTTCACCGCCGGGCGACTGATGCCCAGCTGCTTGGCGATGGCGCCCTGGCCCAGTCCGGCGACGAACAGGGTCAGCACCTCGAACTCGATGGCGCGGGTGATGCGCGGCGCGGTGGCGGAGGCTGGCGCCGGCGCGGCAGCCAGGTGCCCGGCCAGCACCCTCGAGGCCCAGGCGCGGAACGCCTTGGCCAGGGACGTATTGGCGAAGAAGCCGAGCTTGATGCAGCCGGTGGCGGAGAAGATGCGGGTGGTTTGATCTCCGCCCAATTTGGAAGGGTCGGTCAAATTGACCGACCCTTGCTGGGGGGGCACGGTCAATTTGACCGTGTAGGTATCCTCGTCGGTGAACTCGTCGGCGTGGCGGGCGTAGAGGCGGTTGATGCTGTTGGCGGCTTCCTTGGCGATGTAACCGAGGCAGCGGCCGACATCGGCGGCAGTCAGCCACTTGTGGCCGGCGTGGTAGACGATGGAAACGGGCGTGCCGTTGAACTCGGCGGCGAAGGGGATGGGGGTACTGCATTGGCATCCAAGGGTGATGGCGGTCATGGTGTCCTCCGGGATCAGGCTTCGGGGTTGAGGCCAAGGTCTTTGGCGATGTCGCGGCCGACGCCCCAGTAGCCGCGGCGGACGCCGCGCACCACGTCGGAGACGTCGCGGTACTTGTAGTTGTGCTTCTCGGCAAAGACGCGCAGTGAGGGGTAGCCCTGCCGGCGCAGGCGCTGCTTGAGGTCGTTGGATTCGGTCTTGGTCATGGCGGGCGGTCTCCGTCTGGTTTATCGCTGCACAGGAGCGCTAAACAGCGCTTGGTGATGTGAATCATTGTGCATTCAAGTGCACATGTCAAGGAGTTATTTGTGGATCGTGATGCACAACGCGGTAAGCGAGTGAAGGAGGAGCGGGAACGGCTCGGACTCTCGCAGCAGCAGATCGCTGACGCGGCTGGTGTGCGGCGCGAGATGTGGGCTAAGTACGAAGCTGGTGCAGAGCCGGGAGCGAAGGCATTGGCAGGTGCCGCAATAGCTGGTGCCGACGTGCTCTACATCCTCACTGGCCAGCGTGGTGCCGTGCCCCTGGCGCCGGTCCTTGCCCCCGACGAAGCCGCCCTGCTCGACAACTACCGGAATTCCCCGCCGGCCGGCCGTGACGCCCTCAAGGCGACAAGCGCTGCGCTGGCGCAATCGTGTTCAACCACCAAGCGGAGGGCAGGATGATCGAGTACACCGGGATTGATTGGATCAACGCGCGCGGGGCCACGCTGGCCAAGATGGCAGAGCATGGCGGCCTGTGGGTGGTGGATAGCTTGCCGCCGCCCGGCACATTGCGCGGCGAGGTATGGGAGGCCACCGCCGGCCCGCGCGACACGGTGTATCACCTGATGCGCAAGTGGGCGGACAACTGCATTGCCGATTTGCCCAGGGCCAGTTATTCGCGCACCCATGTGTTCATGGAGTCCCTGAAGCGTCGGTTGCCCGTGGCCCTGGTGGTGCATGACGCCGGACAACTGAGGGGCGCGGTACTGGACAAGATGCGTCTGCTGGCGGAAGCCGGCGCGCTGGTGGTCCTGGTGGGCGATGTCTGCCAGATCGACCTCAGCACACGCGGGTATCCAGGGTTCTTTCAGCGCGCTTCGTACTGTGTGCAGGTAAACGGTTTTTTTGAGTAAGCCATGACCTGGTTCATCGTGCTGCTGCTGCTGGCTGGGTTGGGTGCGTTGGCGTGGTACGCGCGGGGCCGGCGGCCAGTCCCAGGCAATCCGGAACCAACTCTTGAGGAGAGCTTGTCCCCCGGCAAGGCCCCACCGCGCCCGGCGCGGGAGAGCGACACGCCCCTGGTATGGAATGGCCAGGTCGGCAACCAGCCTGTGGCCTCGTTTCCCCCAGCCGCCCCGCCACCCTCGACGGCTGGGGTGGACCGGGAACGCCAGGCCTTGCAGAAGATCGCCTATGGCATGGTCAACCCCGGCGTGTCCGAAGATGACAAACTGCGCTTCAAGCAGGTGATGACGGAATTCGCCGCCGCCGATCCTCTGGTGCGCGTGATCGCCGAGCGCGCCCTGCATCTGGTCGCAGCGAATCCGGGGCAGTTGCAGAGCAAGATCTACGTTCACTTCCCCGGCTACGACAAGGAGCAAGTGCGCTACGCGCTCTACTTCGCGCACGAACTTGGGCTGATCTACCGGAAGAAAAAGGGCAACAGTTACCAACTGTTTCCGCCGGGCGTGACCATCGACATGAAATAGGCCGTTAGATGCCGTCTACGCCATCAACCCATGCCGACGTACCCGAGGGGCACGGAAAACCGCCTTAACACGTGTCATGACACCTCGCCGGGGCATCCCGGCCGTGAACATCGCGATCAAAATGACACTCGGGTAAGATTCACGTATGGACTCCCTGCCTGACATCAACGCCTTCGATGGCGATCCGCCCGCGTTCGAGTTGCTCGCGCAGCAAAACGGGTTCCGCTTCTGGATGGCCTCCGACTTGGCGCGGGCGCTGGGTTACGAGAGCACGGCGCCGCTGTTCAAGGCGCTGAACAAAGCGCTGGCGGTGTGCATGATGCTGGGCATCGACGTGGCGGAGAACTTCACTTCCATCACCCCCGGCAAGGCGCCGGAATACAAGCTCTCCCGGTTTGCCTGTTACCTGACGGTGATGAACGCCGATGTGCGCAATCCGCTGGTGGCCCGTGCCCAGGTATTTTTCGCCAGCCTGGCCAATGCGTTTTGGGAAGCGTTGCAGCAGCACGAAGAGGTGGACCGCCTCTTGGTGCGCGGCGAAATCTCGCAGCATGAGAAGTCCCTCGCCGGGGTTGCCAAGCACAGCGGGGTGGAGGATTACGCCCGGTTCCAGAATGCGGGGTATGTGGGCATGTACAACATGCCCATCTGGAAGCTGAAGAACTACAAGCGTTTCGCTGGCGCGGGGTCGCTGCTGGACCACATGGGGCGCGATGAGTTGGCGGCCAATCTGTTCCGGCTCACCCAGACCGAGGCGAAAATCCGGAACGAGGGCATCAAGGGGCAGCAGCCGCTTGAGACAGCAGCGGAGACGGTGGGGCGCATCGTGCGCAATACCGTGCTGCAAATTTCCGGGCAACTGCCGGAGAATTTGCCCTTGGCCCAGCCCATCACCCAAACCAAAAAAAGCATCAAGGCCACGCAACGCGCTTTCAAGAAGCTCGATAAACCCAAGGCCTGATTCTCCGGATGCCGCACGCTCGGTAGGGCGGAACGGCGATAGCCGGTTCCGCCGGAAGGTGGGGCGCTAGATCGAACGTGCCACCTTCCGGCGGAACGCCGCAGGCTACGCCCTACGCGCCACAGCATCTTATGTAGCGCAGGCGTCTCGCCTGCGTTTTTCAACAACGCAGGCGAGGACGCCTGCGCTACATTCCCCCGCTGACCCCCGTCAGCATCCCCCCGCTTCCCCCGCCGCCAGATACTGGCGGCCATGCCTACCGCTCTCCGCCTCGCCGCCCTCGTTGCCCAGCTCACCCCTGGTGAAAAGGCTGTGCGCCTGTTCCCCGCCGGGGCATTCCGCGCCACCGATGGTTCCGGCCGGCCCACGGATGCGCCGGCCTGGGTGCTGGATGCCGATTCCGCCGCCGCGCTGATTGCCCGGCACACCGCCCGCGCCTCGCGCCGGGTGGTGGATTACGAGCACCAGACCCTGCGCGCCAGTGCGAACGGCAAGCCGGCGCCGGCCGCCGGCTGGATCACCGGCCTGGAGTGGCGCGACGGCGACGGCCTCTACGCCGCCATCGAATGGACAGAAACCGCCGCCGCGATGATCGCGGCCGGCGAATACCGCTATCTCTCCCCCGTTTTCCCCTATCAGCCCGGCACCGGCGTGGTGTTGGACATCCGCATGGCGGGGCTGACCAACGACCCCGGCCTGGACGGTTTGACCGACCTGGCCGCCCTTTCCGCCCACCTCGAACCCCAGGAGACGAACCCCATGCTCGAAAATCTTATGGAGCGGCTACGCTATCTGCTGAACCTGCCGCTCACCATCACCCCCGCCGAGATGGGCGCCGAGCTGGACAAGCTCAAGACGATGGTCGCCGGTGCCGGCGCCGCCAGCCTGACGGCTTACCTGGAGGCGAAGGACGCGGCGCTGACCGCCGCTGTAGCGCAGGCTTCCAGCCTGCAAAAGACGCAGGCGGGGACGCCTGCGCTACAGGCCACGCCCGACCCGGCCCTCTACGCCCCGGTGTCCACCCTCACCGCGCTGCAAGCCCAGGTGGCCACGCTCACCGGCCAGATCGAGGCGGGCGAACGTGCCGCGCTGATCGAGGCGGGCATGAGCAATGGCCGCATCCTGGCGCCGATGAAGGCCTGGGCGGAAAGCCTGCCGGTGGCCGCGCTCAAGGGCTACCTGGAAACCGCCAAGCCCATCGCCGCGCTGCAAGGCACGCAAAGCACCGGCACCGCGCCCATTGGCGCCGGCCCCACCCCGAGCGATGCCGACCTGGCGGTGATGAAGGCCCTGGGCCTGACCGCCGCCCAGTTCGCCACCGGCAAACTTTCCACCGAGGAGTAACCCATGTCCGCCCTGACCGCTGCTCGCAATACCCCCGAACGCCTGGGGGAAGTCTTCGGCTTCCCCGTCAAGGCTGCCACCACTGTGCACCAGGGTTCCCTGGTGGTGCTCGATGCCGGCTATGCCGCGCCGGGCCGCACCGCCACCGCGCTGGTGGCCATCGGCCGCGCCGAGGAATCGGCGGCCACCGTGGCGGCCGGGGACGCCAGCGTCCGCGTCCGTTCCGGCATCTTCAAATTCGCCAACTCGGCGGCGGGCGATCTGATCGCCCAGGCCGATGTCGGCGCTGCTTGCTATGTGGTTGATGACCAGACTGTGGCCAAGACCGACGCCACCGCCACCCGTTCCCGCGCCGGACTGATCGTCGCCGTCGAGTCGAGCGGCGTGTGGGTGCAAATCGGCCTCGGCCTGTAACCCCTCACCCCCAGGAGACACACCATGCGTAAATTCCTTCCCATCCTCGCCTACCTCGTCACCCTGGTCGGCGCCCTCTGCGCCGGTTTTGCTCAGGCTCATGGCATCGACCCGTCCTGGCATGCCGGTTACCCCCTGGTCGCCCTGGGCGGCATGCTGATTACCCCTTCCGCCATTTCCGCCCTGCAACAGGGTTTCAACGCCGCCTTCAAGGAGGGTTTCGGCGCCGTCACGCCGACCTGGCCGTTGATTGCCATGGACATCCCCTCCACCACCCAGGTGGAAAACTATGGCTGGATGAAGACCCTGCCGGGGATGCGCGAATGGATCGGCCAGCGCGTGGTCAACTCGCTGGAATCCGCCGCCGCCCAGGTGGTGAACAAGAACTGGGAACACACCATCGGGGTGGACCGCAACCATATCGCCGACGATAAGCTGGGCATCTACACGCCCATGCTGAAGATGCAGGGCGAGGCGGTGGCGCTGCACCCGAATGAACTGGTCTGGGGCCTGCTGGCCGCCGGCTTCGCCACCCGTGGCTTCGACGGCCAGTACTTCTTCGACGCCGACCACGTTGGCTACACGTCTGCCGGCGCCGAGGCCTCGTGGAGCAACACCGGCGGTGGCGCCGGCGCGCCCTGGGTGCTGGCCGACCTCTCCCGCGCCCACATGAAGCCGCTGATCTTCCAGGAGCGGCAAAAGCCCGAGTTCGTCAGCCTGACCGACGCCCGTGACGCCAACGTGTTCCTCAACCGCGAGTTCCTCTACGGGGCGGATGCGCGCTATGTGGCGGCCTTCGGCTTCCACCAGCTCGCCTATGGTTCCAAGGCCGATCTGGATGCGACGACCTTCGTCGCCGCCCGCCTGGCCCTGGAAACCCAGCGCCGCCCGGATGGCTCGCCGCTGCCGGTGCAGGCCACCCACCTGATCTGCGGCCCCAGCCGCCGCGCCGCCGCCGAATCGCTGTTGAACGCGCAGTTCCTCGCCGCCGGCGCCAGCAACACGCTGTATCAGGCGGTGAAGCTGGTCGTCGATCCGAGCCTGGGCTAAGCCATGGCCCGGCCTACCCCAGTCAAAGCCCCTCTTGGGGCGCGGGCGTCCCCGCCCGCCAACGCCGAAGCGGGCGGGACGCCCGCGTCCCCGCCCGCCGCCCCTGTAGCGCAGGCGTCCCCGCCTGCATCTACGGCCGATGCAGGCGGGACGCCTGCGCTACAAATCACCGCCCGCGTGGACGGCTTTCGGCGGTGCGGCCGCGCCTGGCCCGCCGCCGGGGTGAGCGTCGCGGTCGCGGCGTTCGATTTCGAGCAGTGGGCACGGTTGCGCGCCGAGCCGATGCTGATGGTCGCTGACCTGTCCTGACCCATGGCCTACGCTACCCTGGCCGACCTGATCGCCCGCTTCGGCGAGACCGAGCTGATCGAGCTCAGTGACCGCCTGGGCGCGGGCCAGATCGACCCCACGGTCATCGACCAGGCGTTGAGTGATGCGGCCGGCGTGATCGATGGCCACCTCGCCGGCCGTTACGCCCTGCCGCTGGCGCCGGTGCCGTCGATTTTGCTCGGCTACGCCTGCGATTTGGCGCGGGAGCGGCTGTGGAAAGACGCCGCCAGTGAATTGATCGTCAAGCGCGGCGACGATGCCCGCAAGTTTTTGGTCATGGTGGCGGCGGGCAAGGTGACGCTGGGCATCCAGCCCGACCCGGCCGCCGCGCCCGGCGGCGACGCCGTGCAAATGGCCCCGGTGCGTGAGCGCACCTGGGCGCGTTGATCCGCAACAGATACCCGCTACCGATACGAGAGGCCTGAATGATTCCCCTGTTTGTACGCACCGCGAATGGCATCAAGGAGGCCCTGACGGACGGCCTCGGCCGCCTGCACACCCTCGCCCACGGCGCAGACGCGGCGGGCGCTTCCGCGCCGCTGCGGGTCGACCGCGAAGCCAACCTGCTGGTCAGCTCCCTACGCGCAGCCTGGCGCGACGATTTCAACGGCGCCGAGCTCAACCCCGGCAGCTGGAACGTCATCAGCACCGGCGCCGGCCAGAGCATCGCGCTGTCGGGCGGCGAACTCACCATCAACGCCGGCACCACGGCGGGCGCCGAGACCATCATCCGCAGCGTCGGCACGGTATCCATCCCGTGTCTGGCCTGGTTCATTGGCCGGATGTCACAGCGTATCGCCAACCAGGAATTCAGGCTCGAACTGGTGAGCGCGGATGGCCTGGATACGGCGGGCTGGCTGCTGGATGGCACTACCGCAGCATCCGGGAAATATTACGCATCCAACGGTGGCGTCCTGGGCTCAACGGTATCTGGGGTCTTAACGACCGCCGCTGATGTTGTTTTTGAACTGGAGATGTTCAACGATGAGTTTTGGGCGAGTTGTCGGAGCGTCGATTCGCCGGCGCAGCGCCAAAATACCTATCAGCGGTCCAGGAACATCCCCGATCCCAACGGCGAATACCACATCCAGATGCGCGTCACCAACCTGGGCACAGCGCCGGCCAGTAACACACAACTGATCCTGGGTGCGGTGGCGGTGCAAGACATCAACGAGATCACCGCAGAGATCACCGGCGGTCGCGGCGACAGCAGTGGTGGTAAAGCGATTTCTGTTGCGGTCTCGGGGCCAGTGGCCGTTTCTCACGGCCAGAATCACGGCACATCAAACCACCATAAATTAATCAGTGCTGCGACGACCAACCCCACCGCCGTAAAAACGAGCCAGGCGACTATCGGCTCCCTGGTAGCGACCAACCTGGGCGCTACCACGCGCTACCTGAAAATCTATAACAAGACGTCCGCGCCGACGGTGGGGACGGATGTGCCCGTCCTGGTGTTCCCTATCCCAGCAGGGCAGGTGCTCAACATCCAAAGTGCCATCGGCCTGCGGCTCACTACCGGTTTGGCCTATGCCATCACCGGCGGCATCGCCGACGGTGACACCACGGCCATCGGCTACGGTGAAGTTGTCGTCAATATCTCGTACACCTAACAGGAGGCAATCATGGCTCTGACAAAAACCAAGACCCTGAACTACGCCATCAAACGCACCATCATCACCGATGCCTGGGACGCCGAAATCGAGGTGGCCGAGATGGATGGCGAGGTCGAACTGCGCCGCGTCACCGTCACCGCCTCGACGGCGGAATGCGCGGCGATGCTGGATGTCCCCGTACCTACAGGCCAGACCGTGCGCCAGGCGATGGGCGGGGTGGCTTATGCCATCGTAAAAACCAAGCTGGGGTTGTAACAAGCCCAGCATGAGCGCCTTCTCCACCACCATCCCCACCACCCCGGCCGAAGAGCCGGAGCCCGCGTAGCCCGCGTAGGGCGGATGAGCCGGCGTCTTTTTGCCGGCGTTATCCGCCGAATGCCAAGCGTGTGGCGGAAGGCGCGATAAACCCGCTTTTCCGCCCTACGGGTTCTACGGGTTCAACCACCTGGGGGCTTCCCCTGCTGCACCAGTGCTTGGCACCCCGGACGGCAAACCCGGCCGCCCGGCGCGCCAAGGCCTCCGCTGCACCAGTGCTCGGCACGCCGGAGGCCTAAGCACCCCAGGCGGCAAACCCGGCCGCCCGGCGCGCCAAGGCCTCCGCTGACCGCCGCCAGCATTCCCGCTCTCCCGCGCGCTTGGCATCCTTGCCGCCATGCCCGCCAATTACCTTTCCCTCGAAACCGCGCTGATCGAGCGCCTGCGCCAGCGGGTGCCTCAGCTTCGCCTGGTGGCCGGCGCCGATGCGCTGGCCAGCCTCACGGAGAAGGCCACGCAATCGCCCGCCGCTTTCGTGGTCTACGACGGCGACAAGGTGGTTTCCACGTCGCATGACGGCGGCAAAGAGATTGTCGAGCAGCGCTGGCTAGTGGTGTTGTTCGTGCGCCACGCCGGCCAGGATGCCGGCGCCGCGCTGCGCGAGTCGGCCGGCGAGGGGTTGGCCGCCGTGCTGGCCGCGCTGGCCGGCTTCATTCCCCCTCCCTGCATCCAAGCCCTGGAGCGCGTCAGCGCGCCACGTCCCGGTTTCTCCCCCGCCGCCGCCTGGTATCCCCTGGCCTACCAGGCGCGCTTCGTTTCTCCCCTTGCCCAATAGGAGTCCCCCATGTCCGACTATTCATACCTCGGTTCCGGAAAAATCTATCTGCGCGTCGCCGGCTCGGCCGCCCCGCTGGCCGAAATCGGCAACGTCTCGAAACTGGAATTCGCGGTGTCCGAGGACGTGAAAGAGCTGAAGGATTACACCCAGCCCGGCGGCGGCACCTACAACGAGGTGCGCCGCATCAGCGCGGTGGAACTCTCGATGACGGTGCATGACCTCTCTCCGGCCAACCTGTCGCGCGCCCTCTATGGAAACTCCGCCGTGCTGGCGGCCGGCGCCGTGGTGGATGAGGCGCATACCGCCTACCAGGGCGGCCTGGTGCGCCTGGCCAAGCCGGCTTCGGCGATCACCGCCGTCACCAATGCCGCCGGCACCGTGACTTATGTGGCCGGCACCGATTACGAGTTGCGCGCGGGTGGCCTGTTCATCCTCACCACCTCCGGTATCGCCGACGCGGCCGCCATCCTGGTGGATTACACGGCGGTAGCCGCCGACCTGGTACAGGCGCTGGTGAGTTCCGGCCTGGAGTATGAGTTGGCCTTCGCCGGCCTCAACGAGGCGCGCAGCGGCAAGGCGGTGGACGTGGACGCCTTCCGCGTGAAGCTGGGCGCCACCGCCGGCCTGGGCCTGATCGGCGCCGAGTTCGCCGGGCTGGAGGTGAAGGGCAAGCTGCTGAAGGACACCAGCAAGACCGGCGTGGGCGTGAGCCAGTACTTCACCGTGCGCATGGCGCAGTAAGGCGGCCGTAGGTCGGAAAAGCCGGCGGCTTCATGCCGGCGCCTTCCGACAAACCCCGGCGGAAGGCGCGATAAGGCCGCTTTTCCCATTCGGCGGAAGGCGCTTCGCTTTTCCGCCCTACTTGGAGTGATTCATGCGTATTGAGAAAACCATCACCGTCGGCGACCTCGATGTCGTCGTGCGCGAGCTGACCGTGGGGGAGATTCGCGCCTGGTTGAAGCGGTTGGAGTCGGCCGAAGCGGAATTCGACCTGGTCAATATCGCGTTGATCTCGGGCGTGGATCTGGCCGACCTGACCGCGATGACCGATTTGACGGCGGCGGGCATGGACGCGTCAACCCCGAGCCAGTTGCGCACCCTATTCGACGCGTGCCGTGAGGTGAACGCGGATTTTTTCGTGCTGCGGGGGAGCCTGGAGGCGATCGGCCGAGACGCCCTGACCAACCCCGCCGCGCACTAGAGGCCACCGCATGCGCCCTGATCGTGCGTGGCCACGCGAATGTGTGGGATTACCCGTGGAGCGTGTGGTGCGCGGCGGTGAAGGGCGCGAAGTAGGGCGGCCCCATAGCGCAGGCTTCCAGCCTGCGTTTTTTAACCCGGCAGGCTGGATACCCGCAAGGGGCAGGCCGTGGCTGTAATGCCGCCGAAACCCTGGCGGCAACACCCACGCTCAGCCTGCGCTACGGGGGGCGGGATCAGCGCAGCGGGGCAACCACTTCAATGACCGCGACCAGTAGCGCCAGCGCCAGGGCAACGCCGCCGGCCGCGATGAGGCCGAGGCTGGCGAGCGAGAAGCCTTCCAGGAGGCAGAAGGCGCCAAGGATGAGTAGGGCGCGTGTGATCATGGGGAAAGTATAGTCATGTCGGCATCGAATATTGAGGTCGGGATTCGCCTTACCCTGCAAGACTTGGCGACGAACGGGATCAACGATTTTCGCCGTGGGTTCCAGCGCGGCATGGCTGGCGTGCAGGGCGATTCCGAGCGGGCGTCCTCGGCGTTGAGAGCCGGCATGACATCTATCAGTACGCAACTGGCGACCCTGCAACGCCTGGTGATCGCTTATCAGGCGGCGGCCGGGGCGTTGCGCGCCGGGGTGGAAGTGGTGCGGGCGGCGGATGATTTCCGCATGCTCAATGCTCGCCTGGTGCTGGCGACCGGGAGCCTGGAAGGCGCTGGCCGCGCCCTCAACGATGTGCGCCGCATCGCCGCCCTGAATGGCCAGGACTTGAGCGCGGTGGGTACGCTCTATGGGCGGCTATCCACCGCGATCAAGGATATGGGCGGCAGCCAGGCCACGGCGGCCAAGACCACCGAGGCGGTAACGCTGGCGCTGCGCATTTCCGGCGCGGGGGCGGCGGAAGCCGGCGCCGCCACGCTGCAACTGTCACAGGCCTTTGCTTCCGGGGCGTTGCGTGGCGATGAGTTCAACAGCATCAACGAGGCGGCGCCCCGGATCATGCAGGCGCTGGCCGATCATCTCGGGGTGACGCGCGGCAAGCTGCGCGAGATGGCGGAGCAGGGCCAACTAACGTCCGAAATCATGTCCGGCGCGCTGCTGGGCAGCCTGGTGAAGCTGCGCGAAGAATCGGCGCAATTGCCCGACACGATGGAGCAGGCGGCGACGCGGGTAAAAAACGCCTGGGTGGAGATGGTGGCGAAGTTCGACGCCGGTACCGGCGCCTCGGCCACCTTGGCCGGCGCCATGAACGGCCTGGCGAAAAACATGGATGCGGCGGTCGAGGCCGGCAAGCTGCTGGGCGAGGGTGTGCTGATCGTCCTCGCCGGGCGCATGTTGACCACCTGGGGCGCGGCGCAGGCCGGGGTTTCGGCGCTGGGGATGCTGGGCGCGGCGGCGGGCGGGGTATTTCGCCTGCTGGGCGGCTGGCCGGCGCTGCTGCTGGCGGTTGGCGCGGGGCTGTTCAAGCTCGGTTATCACCTGGGCGAGGTGGCGTTCGGCGAGGATGAGGTCGCCGCATCCCGGCAAAAATCCTTCGCTGCCCTGGGCGCCATCCTGGACAAAACCAGCCAGTACCAGGACACGCTGATTCTGGCCGGCGACGCAGTGGACAAGCTGGCCACCAAAGAGGTGCAGGGCTACGCCGCGCGCCTGCTCGGCGCCATGAATTACTACAACGCGCTCTATGAGGCCGAGGCGAAACGCGGCGACAAGGGCGACAAAAAGGCGCAGGCCGAAGCGGCCGCCACGCGCGAGGCCTATATCGCCGCGATCGCGGCCCTCAAGCCGATCCTCGCCGCGCGCCTGAAGCTGGAGAAAGACCACACCGGCGCGCTGAAGCTGACCCAGGATGAATTGACGCCGCAACTCAAGGCGGCGCTTGATGCCCAGACCAAGATCTATCAGGACGCAGCAAAGGCGGTCGAGACGGCGGCGGAGAAGCGGAAGGCCGCCCTGAAGGTCCAGGCCGCATTCGAGAAGGAAATGCTGGCGGGGCCGAAGAAGGCGGATGAGCCGAAAGACCTGTCTCTCTCCGCTTTCGATGCCGGCACCGCCGCTGCGCGCCAGTCCGCCGTGGCGGGCGATAGCGAAGCCGCGCTGAAGGGGGTGGAGGCGCTGCGCGAGCAGTTGCGGGCGATGAGCGCGGCCGGCACGGAATCGACCCTGGTGTTGTCCGGCCTGGCCAAGATCGTGGCGGGGATCGAGAACACGGCGTTGGCGAAGGATGAGGAAAAAGCGCTGGCGGGCCAGGAAAAAGCCTTCAACGATCTGTTGGCCTTGCAGAACATGGCGAAGAGCCTGGAGGCGATCAAGATCGGCATCGACCAGGAAGCGGCAGCCAAGGCGTTGCAGGCCGCGCAAGCCGCGTTGCAGACCTTCGCTGACCAGCATCCAATTATTCAGCGGGTGATTGTCCAGGCGCAGGACCAGTTGTTGCTGGACGCGAACGCGCCGGCCGTCCCCAAAAAAGCCGCCGGCGGCCTCATCACTGGCCCCGGTTCCGACACCTCCGACAACCTCCTGGCCCGGCTCTCCCCCGGTGAATTCGTCCTGCGCGCGGCCGCCGTGCGGCGGTGGGGCGTGGACAAGATCGCCGCCCTCAATGCCGGGCGGATGCCCCAGTTCGCCAGTGGCGGCCTGGTCACCCGCGCCATGGCGTCGATCCCGCGCTACGCGGAGGGGGGGATGGTGGCCAGTGCCGGCGCCGGCTTGCAGCCGATCAACATCACCCTGCCTGGCCTTGGCACCTGGCCGGTGCAGGCCACGCCCGCCGTGGCGCAGGACTTCGCGGCGGTGTTGCGCCGCGAAGCCATGAAGCGGGGTGGGTAATGAACCTCGCGCAACTTGTAGCGCAGGCTTCCAGCCTGCCTCGTAGGGCTATTCAGAATAACGAGCAGGCTGGAAGCCTGCGCTACAGGGGGGGCTTATGCCTGATCTGATCGTCGCCGGCCTGGTGATTCCCCTGGAAGTCCTGGGCGAGCACTCGCAATCCTACGAACTCAGCGGCGGCCGCTCGCGCTTGCGCATGATGGATGGCAGCCAGCACGCACAGACGCGATGGGCCAAGCTGGCCACCACCCTGCGCGCCAGCGGCTGGGCACCGTCCGGGCTGCATGGCCTTGATCCGTCCATCGCCGTCACCCTGGCTTGCGTGGCGCCGCGCGCCATTGCCGGCGCCGGCAATGTGATTGCCCTGCCCGCCGCCCGCCGCATTGATGCGCCGCCGGTCGGCCTGGCCCTCGTTGGCGGCCGCCTCGTGCCGACCGCGCTGGCCCTGGTGGGCGACGTGGCCACGCTGGACGCCGTGCCCGGCGCCAGCGGTTACCGCGCGCTGTACTGGCCACTGATCACCGCTTACGTGGAGATTTCCGAGGAGGTTGATGTGGCCGCCGCCAGCTTCGGTTGGACCCTGACGGCGGAGGAGGCGTAATGGCGTCGCACGCATACAGCCAGTTTGCGCTGACCGGCCTCAATATCCTGGGGCAGTACAACCGCGCGGACGGGAGCAAGGTCTGGGTGCGGATGCCGTTGCGCACTGGCGTGGTGGCCCTCGTCACGCACACCGCCAGCAGCCTGTCGCACGGCAGCGATTCGAAAGCAGGTGAGGGGTACGGCGAATATCGGCTCCCCGATGCACTGGATGCGATGCAGGCCGCAGCCGGCACCCCAGCCGCTACAGAAAACCAGTTCACCCAGGCCGGCGCCGGTGCGTATGCGCGCGCGGATAGCGCCCTGATCCCCGGAACACCCCAGGTCAACGCGTTCGGCGTGTTGGAGTCGCCGGGCGAGTCCTGGCAACTGGTGGCGGAGTCCGCCTGTAATGAGGTTGAGCAGCGTCAGGCCACGAGCGAATTGACGGTGACGCTCAAGTTTGCGCCGGACGCCGGGTTCGGCGGCCTATCTGGCTACGATGGCACTTGTACCGGGTGGACCGGGCTCATCAAGATCGCGTTCGGGTATAGCCATAGCGCGCGCGCGGAAACCCAGCTCGGCGATAGCGCCGACCTAGTCCGCAATTTTCGATTAATACTCTCAAGTACGACGGGCGATGTGTATGTTTATGGCATGCCCTACGGGTGCGGAGCGCTCCATAATGAGGCGTGCGGCTCGGCGTTAGAGTTCGGCAGATATCGTAGCGACGGGTTGGGCTACAGCGTCGATAGCCTCACCGGCCTGACGTTTTTGAACTTCATCGATGTGCGCGGCCTCGGGGTGGAGAATTTTGATTTAACCCTGTTCGCCCAAGTCTCCGCCAATACGTCCGCTAACGATGTCGCCGCCTTCGATGCGTTGGCTTTGCGTGCCGACACGTCCCTGACGGCGGGAGAGTCCATTTTTAGCCCCGTGGCGGCGACCCGGTTGACCGCCTACGCCACCGCAGTGATCGGGGCGCATGAGGCGCGGCCCATCGTTACCCTGGCGGGGGTGGATATTTCCGCGCGCGTGGGCGGCGCGCTGCGCGTTGAGATAGAGGAGGGCACGGCTCGCCTGGCTGACTTTGATTGGTCGCCGCCGGCCGGCCAGATCGACCTGGAGTCGATAGTGGGGGCAGCCATCAGCATCGATGTCGAGCACGATTCCGGGGGCGCCATCGTCAGCCGCCTGTTCACTGGCCGCGTGGAGGTGTCGACGATCGACCTGGTTACCGGTCTGATCCATATCACCGCCAGCGATGGCTTGCAGTCTCGCCTGGCGGCCATGAGCACGGCGGAAATCGCTGCACTGTTGCCGGACTCTCACTGGAGCGCCTTCTTGTTCAGCGATCTGGCCACCGGCTGGAGCCATGCGCGGGACCGCCTCTCCACGCAGCCGGCCAGCCTGGATATGGACGCGTATGGGGTGTTCCGGATCACCCCCTGGGCCGCCGCCGCGCCGTACCGCGTGCTGACCCCCGCGCACCTGGTCGATGAGTCGCTGGCTGTGGAATTGGTCAGCCGTGGCGATCTGGTTAATCAGGTGTCTATCGCCTTCGCCTACCGCGTTTCCCGCCTGGCCCTGCGGCGCGCGCACTTTGCGTGGGATGCGGAGAATTCTTTGGCGTCCAACCATCCCGTCGGCGGCCTGAGCGTCAACCCGTGCAACCAATGGTACCGGGGCCAGACCTCCCCGGATAAGGCGATGATTGAGGAGGCCGCGGCGGCGGGCGGCTGGCTGGTGGGCGCGATAGAAACGACGTCGCTGTGCACCCGCCACCCCTCCGGCAGCAATGGGGATTGCGTGTTTGTGTGCGCGTATCCGCAGGGGACGGTCGCGTGTGCCATCAGCCTTGAACTGCGCTACGCGCAGACGTTGACCGAGACATTTAGCCTGACGCTGCGCGCCCCCAATAGCATTGCCCGCGCCGGACTCTTGCCGGAGTCCGCGCAATATAGCGGCGCGAGCGGTTTTGATTCGGCCGCCTGGGAAACAGACTCGGCTGCGCTGCCCTTGCTCACCCTCGCCACCCCCACCGGCGAGGCCAGCACGCTCTATTCCGCAGGCGAGGGCGGCCGCGCGGAGGCGGACGCGGCGATCCTGACGGCGCTGCATATTGCCCGCACCCGCATTCTGGACAGCCATCGCTGCCGCGTGAGCGGCACCGTGCCGTTCGACCCCTTGCTCGATGTCACCCAGACTGTTGCCTTATCGACTCCGCGCATGGTGGCCACCGGGAAGCTGGGCAAAGTGGTGCATGTGCTGGACTGCGCCGCCGGCCGCTTCACCTCTGAAATCACCCTGCGCCCCTCCAGCATCGCGCCGGGGATGGGGCAGGTCGCCGAGACGCCGATCGCGGTGCCTCCTCCTCCCGTCATTCCGGCCCCCGACCTGGCTGGGCTTTCGCTCATCGGATACACGCAGTACGCGTGGGATGACGGCGGCGGTGTCGACCCGCCGAATGAGTCGCTGGATGGCTACATCTGCCATAAGCCCATTGCGGGCTACAACGGGCGTTTTCAGATCACGTCTCCGGCGATTTCTGCCGCCGACCGCGATGCGCTGGACTTGTCTGTCAGCGCTACCTACGACCTCGCGATTCCCGAGGATGAGCTGACGCTCTTCTCGGTCTAGGAGTCTCCATGACCGCCAGCTTCAGTTATTTTCACGACGCCGCCCTGACCCGGCCCATCACCGCAGCCGACCCGCTACGCCCGGTCATCAGCACCGATGCCACCCGACCCAGCGTCGATCTGGTGATCTATCTGGGCTCGCCTGCGGCCGCTAAACGCGTGCGCGCCAGCAGCAATCCAGGGGTGGCGCCGATTGTGACGTCCGTATGGGACCCTTTCCCGGCGTATGGCGCGCCGTCCACCGTGTGCACCCTGGCCGCCAGCGCCGCCGGCCTGGACACTGCCACGCCTGGCGCGGCACTGGATCACGGCATGGCTACCCTCCTTTCCGGGGCAGCCAACGCGATCGCCATCTGGGTGCGTTTCGGCCCCCATGATATGACTGGCCTATGGACTGACGTCGCGCCCGCTTGTTGCGTGCTGCTTGAGGACCCCGCGCCATGAGCCAGCCGGACAATACCCGCGTGGCGGGCGACCTTGCCGCCATCACCCCCAGCGGCGCCAAAGAGAGCCGCCTCTCATCCGCGCCGCCGCGCGCGGCCATCGCGGCAAAATCGGGCAAGGTGGCCAACGGCGGTGGGGGTGGGGGTGGGGGATTCGGTGGGGGCGGGGACGCCACCGAGGATAGCGATGTCGCGCGCGCCTACTACTCCGCAGCCCACCTAATCACCTCAAGTGACGGCTTGTTTGTCTTCTCGGTCGTCCACCTGAAGTCGCTGCCCATGAAGGATTCGGTGCAAACCCCGTTCGTGTTGACCTTGCGGGATCGTTGATGTAGCGCAGGCATCCTTGCCTGCGTCTCTTCTTTAAGGAGCGTTGATGCCCTTCGGCCCATTGGACCTCGGCTTGCCGCCCGGTACGGAAATCACCGCCGTCGCCCTCACTCCCGGCGACCACCTCAACCTGGTGCCAGGCGATAACTGGATCATCGATCCGCCCGCCGCCTGGGTGGCCGCGCAGGGCCAGGCGCGGCTTGACCAGATCGCCGCCTTCCAGGCCGGCGGCTATGCGGTGCAGCCCAACCTGCTCTATCGCCCGAGAGGCCTGGGCAGCTTCAACCCGAAGCTGAACCGGGCGCCACCAGCGGCCGCATTGTCTGTGGGGTTGCGGCGGACGAGCGCCCCCGCGATGCCTCAAGTACCCGTCTATTTAGACGCCGCGAGTAATGGACGCTTCGTCTCTTACCCGTGGTCGTTTAATGGCCAGTCCGGGCCTGGCTATTGGTACTCGACGATGACCATCGCCGCGCTGCTCCACGCCAGCGATGGCGCGACCTGGCTGGCCAGCCTGCGCAGCGAGGTAGGCGGCATGAGGTCCGCCGCCTGCCTGGGCGTGGGCCAGAACTTCAACCTGCGCCTCAGCCTCACCCCGTTCGGCCATATCGACGGCGAGCCGCCCGTGACCGGCTATGTCTACAGCAGTGACGGCGCGGTGGAGTTCATCCACCCCACCCAGGGCACCGCCGGACAGATCGACCTGGCGGCGATCCCCATCGACCTGGGAAGCTCCCCCACCACGTTTGCCGGCGGCATCGGCGACCTGTTCACCATCACGGAGTCCATCCCCGGCGAACCCTCTTATTCCCCCTCTTTCTTCCTGGACGGCCTCGCCATCCTGGATCAGAAAAACCACGGCCGCACGCTGCTGATCGGGGTGCTGGTCAACCAGGCGCCGAGTTATTTTGAATTGCGCGATTACCCCTCCCATACGGTTACCGATATCCGCAAAGGCTGGACCGAAACGGCCTGGCTGCGCGCGGTCATTGAGGTCGTCATCAGCGATAACGGCCAGGGCGGATGGAGCGCCACCGCCACCGTGCTGCACACCCCCGCCACCCTGGAGAGCGCCAGCACCCTATGGACGGTGGTGACGTCCGACGATCTCAACTTTCCCCAACCGCTCACCTACACCACCACCACCGGGACAGCCCGCGAGGCCCCCATGCTCCCCTGCATAGGAGGCAACTGCTCGCTCGTCTCGATCCGGGGAGAGCACCTCGTGCGCCGCGCCCTCACCGCCTATTACCGGGGCGATGGCACCCTTGCCGTGCGCTACAGCGACTATCGGGCGGATAGTTTGCAGGCCATATCCGGAACCGTCTTCACCTACCACCAGGCCGAGCGCCTCGACCTGGTGGAGGCGGGCGTGGTGCTCTCCAGCCTGGACAGCGTGGCAGACGGCGGCGATACCCGTCTGGAGACCGCCGGCAACGTCCACCTCCATTGGCGCATGAAATTCCACGACCAGGCCAACACCGCATTCACCGGCCAGACATGGCAAGGGGGCGGCGAGTACCACTACAACGGCAACAGTGGCGCCTACGCCGGCAGTGACTGGACGCCGCCCATCCCTTACCCCATAAGCTACCCCCTGAACCGTATCCTCGCGCTGGCCGCCATTAGCTACAGCGGCCACCGCTGGTATACGACCCACCAGGGTGGCCAGATCTATCACCTATGGCGGCTCGGAGCGATTGCCTGGGAAGGCCTGGCAAACACCCCGGAGTCACCTGAACTAGTGCGATCGACCCACGTGCTGCGCCTGGCCGGCGGCGAAACCCTGCACGCCGACCTGCCCCTGTTTGCCACACTCGAAAAAACTATCCTTCCACCGAATCCGAATGTTTCGGTCGAGCAGTGGCGCGCCAATCTCGTGCGCCTGGACCACGCGGCTGCGGTCACTCCCTTCGGCACGCTCCCCGCAGCCAGTTATACCTACGCCCAACCCCCGCTACTGAAGGACTACATCAACTACACGGATAACGCAGCGATCGACGTCTACCCCTGGCTGGACATAGCCCACGCCCGCTACAACCGAGCCACACAAACCCATCTTCTATGGCTCAAATCGTAATAGCTTCGTGTGTTATTTATCGTTCATCTCTACACCGCCGTCGATTCCGCTATGTCGGCTGAGGAGATCGCCGCGATCACATGGTAGCCATTACGCGCAATTAAATTGCACCCTGCGCAACGCGCCCATGTGCCAAATATCGCGCAAATGTGTGCCAAATATCGCGCGTCGCTACAGAATGTCGGCGGCGGGCGGGGTGATCGGCATGGTGTCGAGCTGGGTAGGCATCGG